ATTTTTCCAACGAGAACCATCGGATCGCCAAAGAGATCTTTATCACGCAGCTGCGAGCCGACATCAAGCGGAGAGTCTTGGAGCTCAAGCAGCTCCAATCGGTCTTCTCGGAGTTGAATTTGGAGGAGTGCTTCGGGTCGGTGCTCGAGGATAACACCAGGCTTTTGCTTGAGGTCAAGGAAGAGGTGGAGCGGATCGGCGGTGCCGTTAAGGAAGACGTGAAGGAAGCGATCAAGGATACTGTGAGACCAATCGTGCTTAAGAGGGAAAAGGAGGCAACGGAATGACAGAGCGGAGCTTCAAAAAGGAAGAGGTCGTACAGGCGCTTAGGCAGTGCCAACAGAATTGCTACAAGGCTTGCGTTTCCTGTCCTTACTATGGGGTTGACAGTGAGGAGGACGGGTGCTTTGCAAGGCTTGTGGGCGACGTTCTGAGCCTGATCGGTGACGGGGAGGAGAAAGGAGGTACAAATGAAGGAGATCGTTGATGCCGCGCTTGCGGAGATGGAGGCGGCCTTGGAGAAGGCCGTGAGCCGTTGCCGCGACGAATACGAGTTATATGCGCTTACGGTCGGTATTGTGGCTGAGATGGAGTCACTCACGGAGAGAGTGCTTGCCAAATGGTCGCCGAGCGGAAGTGAGCCCCATTCAATCGGCGAGGGTTGAGGAGGGATTCGCTATGTCGCGGTACGTATCCAAATACGTGGTGTGTCCCTTCTACCGACGAAATGACACCAACCGGATATGCTGTGAGGGCGTGGACGAGACGTGCACGGTTAACGTTGTATTTGAGTGCAAGCCTGCCATGCTTGACTACGAGAAGCATTTCTGCGACAGCATGGAGCGGCATAAGGAATGTCTGCTTTATCAGATGCTATCGAAAAAGTGGGAGGAGAAGCAACACACAGGTTCATAGAGGGTGCTTAGGCGCCCTCTTTTTATTTTTGCTTTTTTTGTGCAGGGGGGTGTGTTTTGGTTTGCGTAGCCTTTAAGGTATGATATATTCAGGCATTGATTTTACACGAAAGGAGGCTTCTTGTGGATTGGAAGCAAGCAAAGGCAGAATATATCTCCGGCGGCATCAGCTACAGGAAGCTTGCCGACAAATACGGGGTATCGCGGAGCAAGCTGCAGGCGAGAGCCACGCGAGAAGGGTGGGCGGATCTTAGAAGTCAAGCCGAAGCCAAGGCCGAGGCAAAACTGGTCGAGTCGATCAGCGACCGAGACGCTCAGAGTACTGTTGACATCATCGGTGTTGCGGACAAGCTACTCGCAAAGATATCCTCGGTGGCGGAACGCGTGAAAACGGCGCAGGAGATCCGGCATCTGACCTCGGCGCTTAAGGACCTCAGAGAGATCAAGGGGCAAAAGAGCGAGGCAGATATGCGCGAGCAGGAGGCAAGGATCGCCAAGCTCGAAAGGGAGGTGGCGATCGGTGCGCAGGACGAGGACAAGCCAAGCGGCATTGTGCTTTTGCCTGCGGTAGCAGATAAGCTCGTGCCGCCGACGGAGGAGGAAGACGATGGATAACATTGTTTGGCAACCGCAGCCACGACAGCTCGATTTTATGTCCCGTCCCGAGGACGAGGCACTTTATGGTGGTGCGGCAGGTGGCGGCAAGTCGGACGCCTTGGTGATTGAGGCCACGCGGCAGGTGGACATTCCTTACTACAAGGGGTTGATTCTCCGTAAAACCTATCCGCAACTTACCGAGCTGATTGAAAAGTCGCAGAGATATTATTCTGTGGCGTTTCCAAGAGCAACCTACAACGAATCCAAGCATACGTGGACCTTTCCAAGCGGCGCGAAGATCGTCTTCGGCTCGATGCAGCACGCCAAGGACAAGCTGAACTATCAGGGCAAAGCCTATGATTTTATAGCGTTTGACGAGCTGACACACTTTACTTACGAGGAATACGTCTATCTGAAATCGAGAAACCGACCGAACGGGCCAGGCACACGTTGCTATGTACGGAGCACGGCCAATCCCGGAGGAATCGGGCATGGTTGGGTGAAAAACCGATTTATTACAGCGGCCAAGCCTATGACAACCGTGTGGGAAAAGGCCCCCGTTCAGTATCCTGACGGCAGAACGGAAACCAAATGGTCGTCTCGCATCTTTGTGCCTTCCTCGGTATTTGACAATAAGATTCTGCTCGACAACGATCCCGATTATCTCGCAAGGCTTGCCTCAATGCCTGAGGCAGAGCGCAAAGCTCTTTTGTATGGAGATTGGGACAGTTATTCGGGGCAGTATTTTACCGAGTGGAGAGACAAGCCTGAGCACTATGATGACAGGCGGTGGACACACGTGATCAATCCGTTTGAGATCCCTGACGGGTGGAAGATATACCGCTCCTTCGACTGGGGCTATAACAAGCCCTTCTCGTGCGGTTGGTGGGCAGTCGACTATGACGGTGTTTTGTACCGCATACTCGAGCTTTACGGCTGTACCAATACACCAAACGAGGGAGTTAAATGGACGGCCAATCAAGTATTTCAAGAGATACGCAAGATCGAAAGCGAGCATAGGTGGTTGAAGGGAAAGAGCATTGGGGGCGTTGCCGATCCCGCTATATTTGCGGCGGACGGCGGTGAGTCGATCGCAGAGACTGCCATGAAATGCAGAGTGCATTTCACACCGGGCGATCATCAGCGGATCCCAGGGTGGATGCAGATGCATTATCGGCTTGCCTTTGATGATAACGGTTTCCCTATGATGTACGTTTTTAACAACTGCAAGTCGTTTATCCGAACGGTTCCCACGCTGATATATGACGAGCATAAGGTGGAGGATCTGAATACAGACGGCGAGGATCACATTGCAGACGAGACGCGGTATATGTGTATGTCGCGTCCGATCAAGCCGAGAAAGGCCGCAAGGCCCGACGAGTATAGCAAGAATCCGCTGAATATCTTCCTTGACGTCAAAAAGGAGGATCTCACAAGGCCAACCGCGAGGGTGGGCATAGAAATCATATCGGAGGAAGAATGATGGGTATTTTTACAAGAAAAAAGCCCGATGCCGCGTCTGTGGGGGCAAAGGAGCTCTATCAGATGCATAGGCAGAGGGCGATAGACGGGCAGAGCGCGGCGGCTCCTCGCGTTCAGAGTGGTGCCATTGACAAGGCGAAGATCCAAAAGGCAATCACCACTCTGAACAAGTACAAGTCGGGCAAGGCCAACCTTGAGCAGAAGATCATTGACAATGAGCAATGGTACAAGCTCAGGCATTGGGAGTGCATGAGGGACAAGAAGGACGAGGTGGAGCCTGCGTCCGCATGGCTTTTCAACTCGATCGCCAACAAGCACGCCGACGCGATGGACAACTATCCGTCGCCGAACGTGTTGCCGCGCGAGGAAGGGGACAAGGGAGAGGCGGAGATGCTGACTTCGATCCTGCCCGTGATCCTCGATCAGTGTGATTTTGAGGAGGTCTACTCGGACGAGCAGAATTACAAGCTTAAGAACGGCGCGGGTGCCTATGGCGTGTTTTGGGATAAAAGCAAACTCAACGGTCTTGGCGATATCGCCATTCAGAAGATCGATTTGCTCAATCTCTTTTGGGAAGCGGGCATCACCGACATTCAGAAGAGCCGCAACGTATTCCACGTGGAGCTGATGGACAACGATCTTTTGATCGCCGCCTATCCGCAGCTTGAGAATAGGCTCGGCGGCTCGTCGGTCGACGTTTCGAGGTACGTGCACGACGATACGGTCGACACCGAAGAAAAGTCCGCCGTGGTGGATTGGTATTACAAGCGTAGCGTGAACGGAAAAACCGTACTCCATTACTGCAAATTCGTCGGCGACGAGGTGCTTTTTGCTACTGAGAATAATCCTGCCTTTGCCGAGCGCGGACTCTATGACCACGGGCTTTATCCCTTTGTGATCGATCCGCTTTTCAAGATCGAGGGCTCGATTGCCGGCTTTGGCTTTATTGACGTGTCGAAGGACGCGCAGGGCTACATTGACCGAGGCAATCAGGCGATCATGAAGAACGTGCTCTCCAACACCAAGCCCCGATACTTTATTCGCACGGACGGCGGCGTGAAGGAGGAAGAATACGCCGATATGACGAAGGACTTCGTTCACACGGACGGAGGCCTTGGGCAAGACTCGATCCTTCCCATTCAGGGCAAGCCGCTGAGCGACATAAGCGTTCAGGTAATCAACAACAAGATCGACGAGCTCAAGGAGACCACGGGCAACCGTGACGTGTCCACGGGCGGCACTACGGGTGGCGTTACGGCGGCAAGCGGCCTTGCGGCTATGATGGAGGCAGGCTCTAAGCTCTCAAGAGACAACAATAAGGGGGCCTATCGGGCGTACAAGAAGGTTTGCCTTATGATCATAGAGCTGATCCGTCAGTTTTACAATATGCCGCGCAAGTTCCGCATTCTTGGAGAGGACGGTACACGGCGTTATATTACTTACTCCAATGCGAGGATCCGTCCGCAGTCGCAGGGCGAGGCGTTTGGACGAGATCTCGGATACAGAGTCCCGCTCTTTGACATTGAGGTCACGGCACAGAAGCAGAGCCCCTACTCCAAAATGGCGCAGAACGAGCTTGCGCTTCAGTTCTACGGTGCAGGCTTCTTCAATCCCGAGCTTGCCGATCAGGCGCTGGCCTGTCTTGATATGATGGACTTTGACCGTAAGCATTTCGTGATGAAAAAGATCGCTGAGAATGGTACGATGTATCAAAAGCTGATAATGGCGCAACAGCAGGTGGTAGCACTTGCCTCGCTTATTGACGGGCAGAACGGAACACATTACGCCGAGCGATTTGCCGCACAGATGAGCGGTCAGCCTATGGTGCAGGGCGGAGCTCCCGGCGCTTCACTTGCGGAAACCGAGGCGCTTGGCGGCAAGGAAGGGGCTAAGGAGTCACACGTGACCAAGAATGCAAGGCAAAGGGTGGCAGAGTCTACCAATCCGACGTAGGGCGACAGTAGATATCCAAACCCGCTGTCACTTGTTCCTTTTGGTGCTTTTTGTGCCTATCTCACTCGCAAGGTTTCACCTTGCTTCGTTCAACAAACTCAAAAATCCCACAAAAATAACGGCGCGACAGTTCGAAGAATTTATAAAAGAGCAGATTTTGTGCAAGGCGAGGAAAAACGTCGACGGAATATGGTCAATATTCCGAGGCTTTTTGACGATGAATGGTGCAAAATATGCCTTTTATAAACGGATTTGAATATCTACTGTCGCCCTAAGAGGTGCTATGGTTACCGTTACGATAAAATACGATCCGATAAACAATGAGCTTTGCATTGAAGCAAAGGGGCACGCAGGCTACGGCAAGCGAGGCGAGGACATTGTTTGTGCCTCGGTGAGCATTCTCATGTATACGCTTGAACAGGCGGTATACGCTTTGCACGAGTCGGGAGGATTGAGCGGAGAACATGAAATGCGTTCTTTCTTCGACGACGGCATTGCCTCTGTCGCTTGTAAATGTTCTGCCCCTGAGGCTCACGCAGAGGCAAAGAAGATCTATTCAACAATAGAGAGCGGCTTTTCGCTTCTCTCAGAGAACTATCCGCAGTATGTAAGGCTTTTGGCCTATACATAAATCAAAAGAGTCGCTCGCTTAACGGGCAGAAAGGAATCCTTTATGGAAAACATCATTCAATTCCCGACTCTTCTCGACCTTCAGCTCTTTGCCGAGGGAGGCGCAGCAGGCGCATCTGCAGGCACAGACGGAGGCGGTGACACAGGAGCCGAGGGAAAAAAGGGCGTAAGCGCGACGGCCGCCGCGTCGCAGACAAAGGGCGTAAAAACCAATCCTCTGGCAAGCGTCAAGTACGGCGTTCAGCCCACAGAGGAGACACCACCTGCCGCCGAGGCGGAGAAAGCAGCACCTACAGAGGATCGAAGGGCCAAGTTTGAAGCACTTATCAAGGGTGAATATAAGGACCTCTATGGCGAGAGTGTGCAGAACACCGTACGCGAGAGACTCAAGGGCTCGAAGGAGAACGAGGCGCGATATGAGGCCCTTGTTCCCACGCTTGAGATGCTTGGCAAAAAGTACGGCGTAGATCCTACCGACACAAAGGCTCTCAGCCGAGCCATTGAGGAGGATGATTCCTACTACGAGGAGGAAGCGCTCAAGAGAGGTCTTTCCGTCGAGGAGCTCAAGCGAGTCCGTAAGATCGAACGTGAAAATTCCGCGCTTAAGAAGCAAATGGCAGAGCAGGAGAGGCGCGAAAGCGCGAACAAGCTCTATGCGACGTGGCTTGAGCAGGAGAAGCAGGCAAAGACCGTGTATCCTGCACTTGATCTGCGTACAGAGCTTCGGAATCCCAAATTTGCCGATCTTATCCGCAACAATATCGACGTTCAGACCGCGTACGAGGTCATTCACAAGGACGAGATCATACCGGCCGCCATGCAGTATTCGGCGCAGCGCATGGAGGAAGCGATTGCCAACGATATTATTGCGAACGGATCGCGTCCGATCGAAAACGGAAACGCCTCTCAGGGTGCATCACTGACAAAGAGCGACGTGTCGCAGCTCACCAAAGAGGACCGTGCGGAGATCAACCGCAGAGTCCTTCGGGGAGATAAGATCACATTCAGCAGATGATATGACTCGATCTCCTTAAAATTGCAACATTAGAAAAGGAGAACAAAACCATGCTTGATATTTTCAAGATCAATCTTCAGCTTTTTGCTGAACCCAACACCAACGTGACCACCGACGCGGGTCTTTCGGTGGAAAATAAGACCCACTACGATATGACGCTGATCGACGAGGCGGGTCCTCAGCTTGTCCACGATCAGTTTGCGCAGAAGCGTCCCATTCCCAAGAATGGAGGCAAGAAGATCAATTTCCGCAAGTTTGCTTCGCTTCCCAAGGCAACCCAGCCTCTGACCGAGGGCGTTACCCCCAACGGCAAGAAGCTTTCGGCAACCGCCATTGAGGCAGAGGTCTCGCAGTACGGCGACTACGTCGTTATGTCGGACATGCTCGATCTGACCTCGATCGACCCCATTATCGTTGAGGCAACCAAGGTCTGTGGCAGACAGGCGGGTCTTACCTTGGATACCATCACGAGAAACATTCTTCACAGTGGTACCAACGTGTACTACGCCCCCAAGGCGGACGGCACGGTCGTTGAGTCCCGTTCGGCGCTTGATGCGACTTGCAAGCTTACCGTTGACATTGTCAGACGTGTGGCGGCGATCCTCAAGAAGAACAATGCGCCCAAGATCGACGGCTCCTACGTGGCGATCATTCACCCCTTTGCCTCGTATGACCTGATGTCCGATCCCGAGTGGCAGTATCCGCATCAGTACAAGGACACCGACAACATCTACGAGGGCGAGATCGGTAAGATCGGCGGCGTAAGATTCGTGGAGACCAGCGAGGCGAAGATCTACGAGGGCGGCGTATTCGGTACGCTCTTCATCGCAGATGGCGCGTACGGTACTACCGAGATCACGGGCGGCGGCCTTTGTACTATCATCAAGCAGCTCGGCTCGGCCGGCGTTGCTGACCCCCTCGATCAGAGATCCTCGGTCGGTTGGAAGGCGACCAAGACCGCAGAGATCCTTGTGCCCGCTTACCTTATGAGAGTGGAGCACAAGTCCGCCTTCTCGGATCAGGTTGAGGCAAACTGAGACACCCATACTTAACGGGGAGGTGACCCCTCCCCAATACTAAAATCAGGGGGCTATTATGGCTGAAAATACAGAAAAAAAGACCAAGATGGTCAAGATCAAGATCCCTCTCACAAAGACGGAGAAGGAAGACGTATACGTTGCCGTGAACGGCAAGAGCTATCTCATCAAGCGAGGCGAGTGCGTTGAGGTGCCCGCAAGCGTTGCAGAGGTGCTTGAGAATCAGGAAAAAATGCTTTCGGAGGCTATAGCTTTTGAAGCCGAGGCCGCCGCCAAGGCAAATCAGTAAAAAACAGAGAACGGGGAGAAGATATAGAAATATCGGCTCCCCGTTCGTTGAAAACGGAGGAAAATATGACGTTAATTGAGGCGATCAACCGAATTGATGAATTGAGGCCGAACACCTATTCGTTTCCCGAAAAGGTGAAATGGCTCTCAACTCTTGACGGTATCATCAAAGCGGAGATCATAGATACTCACGAAGGTGCCGAGGTGTGCGTTTTCGTCGAATATAACGAAAATACCGATCTTGCGACCAAGCTTCTTGTGCCTGCACCCTATGACGACGTGTATCTTAAGTGGCTTGAGGCACAGATCGACCGCGCAAACGGAGAATATGCGCGCTACAACAACAGTGCAAGCGCATTTAATAGCGCACTCTCCACCTTTCAAAGATATTATAACAGAACACATATGCCCTTGGGCAGTAGGGTCAAATTTTTCTGAAAAGGGGGAATAGGAATGGAACTTTCCATGATGAAAGAACTGAACGTCGCGCGGACAATGATAGATGTTTTCGGTGGGTATAACCATAACCTTCGAATTTCCGAGAACGAATTTTATAACATGAAAAACCTCACGTCCGACGACTATCCCGTTCTTTCGCCTCGCAAACAGAGGGGCATTTACGCCGTTCCGAGCGCCCCCTCGGGTATGATCGCAAAGGATCTGCTTTGCTACGTTGACGGCGAGGATTTTGTGATGGGCAATCAAAAAATAGCGATGGGGCTTTCGAGTGAAAAGCCGAAGCGCCTGATCTCTATGGGCGCTTACGTCATTATCATGCCTGATAAAAAATATATCAATACCGCCGACATTGACGACGTTGGCGATATTGAGGCGGCGGTGACGACTTCGTCTGCCGTCCGCTTTGAGCTTTGCAAATTGGACGGCGCGGCATACGAAAACGTGACGGTCGGCGGGAGCGCACCGTCTTCGCCCGCAAACATGGATCTTTGGATCGACACCGGGAGCGTTCCTCATACGCTCAAGCAGTATTCAAAGACGAGTGGTGAGTGGGTATCGGTTGCCACAACGTATATAAAAATAAGCGCTACGGGAATCGGCAAGCCCTTCTCCGAGGGAGACGGTGTGACGATCTCGGGCGTGATAGATGAGGGGCTTTCTGATCTGAACAACACCATGATGATCGCCGCCAAGGGTGACGATTTTATCGTGGTCACGGGTATTCTTGACGAAACGATGACGCAGGAAGAGCCAATCGAGGTAAAAAGGCAGATGCCGATCATGGATTTTATCATTGAATCGGGCAATCGCCTTTGGGGGTGCCGATACGGCGCGTCGCTTGGCGGCGAGACCGTGAACGAGATCTACGCGTCCAAGCTCGGTGATTTTAAGAATTGGAACTGCTTCGCAGGAATCAGCACCGACTCCTATGCGGCAACCGTGGGAACAGACGGGCAGTTTACGGGCGCGATCGAGCATCTCGGCTATCCCTTGTTCTTCAAGGAAAACTGTATGCATAAGGTCTACGGCAATTATCCTGCGACCTATCAGATACAGACCACGACCTGCAGAGGCGTACAGAAGGGGTGCGATAAGAGTCTCGCTATTGTTAACGAGGTGCTTTACTACAAATCACGCTCGGGAATATGTGTATACGACGGCTCGCTCCCGTCCGAGATTTCTGCTGCGTTTGGTGACGAGAGCTACTATGACGCGGTTGGCGGGGCTCTCGGAAACAAATATTACGTCTCGATGGCGGGGCAGGATGGGGCATGGAATCTCTTCGTGTTCGACTCGGCAAAAGGACTTTGGCACAGAGAGGACGATACGCAGGCGGTGTGCTTTAGCAGCTGTCGAGGAGACCTTTTCTATATTGATTACGCTGACAAGCAGATCAAGTCGGTCAAGGGCGCAGGCGTTCCCGAAAGTGAGCCGATCGAGTGGGAGGCGGTCACGGGCGTGATCGGTACGGATTCACCCGACAAGAAGTACGTGTCGCGCATGGATGTGCGAATGTCGCTTGTGGCAGGCTCTCGCGTGAGCTTTTTCGCGGAGTACGATTCAAGCGGCGAATGGGAATATCTCTTTACGATGAACGGTGTCAAGCTGCAGACCTTCGCCGTTCCCATCAAACCGAAGCGGTGCGATCATATGAGGCTTAAGATCGTCGGACACGGCGACGCCAAGATCTATTCGATCTGCAAATTCACAGAATGGGGGAGTGACGGTTGATGGGAGCAGAGATTAGGTTGCCAAGCATCAACGGTGCGACCGCGCAGGAGCAGGTTTCGCAGATCAAGAGTTATCTGTATCAGCTCGTAGAGCAGTTACAGTATGCCTTTGAGCACACCGCGCCGTCTTCTTCGGGGGGCGCGTCGGTGTCGGTCCATGAGATCGAGGCGCAGCTTGTACATTCCTCAAGGCTTTTGCAAGCGCTCTATAGCGAGATCAGTACGCGGCTTTCGGGGAAATACGTGGCGCAGAAGGATTTTGAAACGTCGGTGAAAACGGCACTGAAGGAGATTGGTGATGGTCTCTCGTGGATGAGCCTCGGTCTTTCGGACACGGTGAGCGAGAGCGACGTTGGCGTGGGGCGAACGGAGACGGGGTGCTTTTATCGAACGGACACTTTGGAACGTCACGTTCACATTGCCTTTCGTTGCGCTTTTACCTACACGGGAGGCGCGGTGACGGTCAATGCAAGTGCCATTCCCGAGGCGTACAGACCAAAGTGGGACATATACGCCGTGTGTGCGGCTGACGGGGTTCTTGCGCGCGTAAAGGTAGATAGCGAGGGCATTGTGAGCGTGGAATCGCTTATCACAACGTCGGATATCACGACGCCTTACGAGGTCTCGTGGATCGACGGATATATTGATTATTTTAAGGAGGACGAATATGTCTATTGAGGAAAAGAAAGAGATTGTGGCACCCGTGTATCAAACGGGAAATTATCTTGATACCGATGCCGGAAAAGCTGCTCAGGAAGCGCTAAAAATGGCGCAGGGTGGTGTTACGGGTTACGGTGGGTTTGCCTATGGAAGACAGGATCAGCTTGATGCAATTATGGACAGCATCTTGAACAGAAAGCCCTTTTCGTACAATTTCAATGAGGATGCGCTTTATCATCAGTATAAGGATAAATACATCAAGCAGGGCAAGATGGCATCTGCCGACGTGATAGGGCAGGCGGCGGCTATGACGGGCGGCTACGGCAATTCTTGGGCGGCTACGGCAGGCAATCAAGCGTATCAGGCCCATCTCGAAAATCTAAACGACATCATTCCCGAACTGTATCAAATGGCGTATGAGCGTTATCAAGGCGAAGGGCAAGATCTTGTTAATAAGTACGGTGTTCTGTCAGATGATTACAGTCGTGCATACGGCGAGCATATGGACGGATACGAAATGGCGAAAGATGCCTATAACATGGCTCTTAACAGCTATAATACCGGGTACAGCAATTACTACGATGCGCAAGATCGCAAGAACAGCTTGGCGGCTCAAGGGTTTGAAGATGCGCTGGCATTGGCCAATTATAACATGAACCTTGAGGCTCATAATGCAGAGATGGAGCAGATAAACAATTCGATTCTTGTAGACGATGAGGACGAGGATCCACGTTTACTTCCTACTGCAGAGATTTTCGACGGCGCTTTAGAGGCATACAAAATGGGCGGTGATGCCGGTTTGGAGCAATATCTCAAAAAGTATCCGGAATATAACAACGATATGGCGGAACAATACGCGCGTGACTATGCAAAACCAATAGATGAAACGGATTTTAAAGACAGAAATTGGACGACGGTCAAGGATACGCGGAACGGCCTGTGGGGTGTAGATTGGAACGACGTCGTGTCCGATGGAGTAAATGAATATACACTTCAGGAGCTTAAAGATGAGGGTGGTTACACCAGAAAAGAACTTAAAGAATTGATGAAAAAGCTTGGACTTTCATAAGGAGAGGATGATATGGCAAAAACGTTTGCTCAAAGAATTGCAGAATATAGAAGCAAAGAAGGAAATTCTGTTGAAGAACAATTTGAACGAAACAGACAAAAGCGCTTGATTTCTTCCGATACCATTGATGCTGATCTTAAAAGTTTGAATGAGTCGCTCACCTCTACCTTTGGTGGTTGGCAGGACGCAGAGACCTTAAAGAATACCAAAAGTAGCCTTGAGTCTATGGTTGGGAGGCTTGACGCGTATAAGCAGTATCTTACGGGGCGGGCGGACGAGGAGACTCTTTCGCAGATATCCTCGATCCGTGACGATTACAGTAAGGTGTTGGAGGGGTTTGACCAATATACCGAAAGCTATGGTAAGTATTCCTCTGCAGACGAGTGGAATCAAGCGCTCAAGGAGGCTGAGAAGGCGGAAGCTGACCGCAAAGCTTTACTCGATTATGACCAAGTGGCAGGACAAGCGGAGATTGATGAGCTTCAAAAGATTGTGGACGAGATCGATGACTTGCAAGGCGCTATAAATGCAACATACAGCGGAGTCGCGGTCGGGGCAAGAGCATATGCCAACGAACAAGAAAGGGCAGTGCTTGAGGCTCGTATGCATGAGTTGGTTGCTCAGTACGGCGGTGTAAGCGAAATTCGTGCGGCATTGTCCAACAAGAGAGCGTATCACGCTCTTGCAAGCAGAGCTCAGAAGGGCGTTGAGCTTGCCTCTGTTGTCGGAAACGAAGATTTTCTTGAGAATTCTCAATATATCAGCACGGCGTTTAAACCCGAAACCTTTTGGGATAAATTTCACTTTACCGAATACAATCTGGGATATGATGACCTCACGCATCAGTACATTAACGGCGATGAGGAATTCCGCGCGGAAGTGAGTAGGAAGCATTCCAACTATAATCGAAACACCATGGACGGTGAGTCGAGGTTTGAAGAGGCCAATCTTGACCAAATGAGTGAGGACGAGGTCAAGATATATAATTACTACTACAACACCGAGGGCAAGGAAAAGGCAGAGGAATATCTTGACTCCATTCAAGAG